ACAGACTAGAAAGGAATATATGATAACTGTTATTGATTTAGAAACTTCATTTATAAAAGAGGAATCAGGTAGAGTAGACCCACTTCCATTTAATCCTAAAAATATTTTAGTAAGTTGTGGTATTAACTCTAAGTATGGAGATGAATATTATTTTCTTAATCACTCACAAAAAATAAGTAAAGGTGCGGCACCAAGAATACAGGAAGTATTAGATGAAACTACATTACTTGTAGGTCATAACATTAAATTTGATTTGACTTGGTTATTAGAATCTGGATTTAAATATAGTGGTAAGATATATGATACCATGATAGGAGAGTATATCTTATTAAGAGGAATTAAAAATAGTCTAGCATTAGATCTTATATGTAAAAGACGAGGCATCGGAATGAAAGATGATAGGATTAAAGAAGAATTAAATATGGGTAGGTCATTTGAAAATATATCCCATGAACTTGTGGAAGAATATGGCAGGCAAGATGTTAAGATTACTCGTAGTTTATTTGATGCACAAATGTTTGACTTTAAAAAAGATAGAAATAAAGGGCTATTGAAAACAGTTAAGATGATGAATGAGTTTACTATTGTATTAACTGATATGGAACGCAATGGTATTTATGTAGATAGATTAGCACTTGAAGATGTTGAAAAACAATATCGTGCTGAGTATGCATATCTTCGTGCAGAAATTGAAAAGACTATTTATAATAAAATGGGAGATACTAAAATAAATCCTAGTAGTACTGAACAATTATCGTGGTTAATCTATTCTAGAAAAGTAAAAGACAAAGAACGATGGAGAAGTTTATTTAATATTGGAGTTGATAAGCATACAAAAAAACAAAAGCGTAGACCCCAAATGTCTTTATCCCAAGTAACAAGATTAGTTAATGAGAATACTGATGTGATATATAAAACTTCATCATCACAATGTCATACTTGTTATGGTAAGGGAGTTATCAAAAGATTAAAAAAAGATGGAAGTGAATATAAAAATTATAATAAATGTGAAACTTGTAATGGTGATGGTGTACTCTATGCTAGTCTAGGTAAAGTTGCAGGCTTTAATCAAAAGCCAAAAAGTATTTATGATATTGCTGATGGTGGATTCAAAACAGATAGAATTACATTACAAAAAATTGGTGCTAAATCTGAGGGTGAGTTAAAAGATTTTATTCAAAACATTATGAGATATAATGCAATAGAAACTTATCTATCTACATTTGTTAATGGTATTAAAGAATATACAAATGAAGAAGGATTGCTTCACCCAAAATTTATGCAGGCAGTAACGGCTACAGGAAGATTATCTAGCAGAGATCCAAACTTTCAAAACCAACCTAGAGCAAAAACATTTCCAATACGAGGTGTAATTAAATCTAGATTTGACAATGGTAAAATTATGGAAATAGATTTTGCACAACTAGAATTTAGAACTGCTGTATTCTTAGCACAAGATGAGCAAGGCATGGAAGATATAAAAAATAATATAGATGTACATCAATACACTGCAGATATTATAGGTTGTAGTAGACAAGATGCAAAGGCACATACCTTTAAACCATTATATGGTGGAGTAACAGGTACAGAAAATGAGAAGAAGTATTATTCTACATTCTTAAAAAAATATAAACAGATAGCAGAATGGCATGATAAGTTACAAAGTGAAGCTATTAAATATAAATGTGTTAGGTTACCTACAGGTAGAGAATATTCATTTCCATATGCTGAACGAATGCCTTGGGGTGGTTCTAGTTATGGTACACAAATAAAAAATTATCCTGTACAAGGTTTTGCAACAGCTGACATTGTACCATTAGCTTGTATTAAAATATATAATCTAATGAAAGAACATAAGGTAAAGAGTTTACTCATAAACACAGTACATGATTCTATTATAGCTGATGTTTATCCTGGTGAAGAAGATGTGATGGGTAATATATTTAGACAAGGCACATCATCTGTAGTCCCTGCCATGAAGGAATACTATGGAATTAACTTTAACGTACCACTTGACTCAGAATTAAAAATAGGGTATAATTGGTTAGACATGGAGGAGGTAGCTTAATATGGTAGAACTACTTGAGACACTAGATGACTTTGAAGATGATAGTTATGGTGCTTATTTAGATTACAGTATACTAATGCATGAATGTGAATTTGATCAGCCAACTAAATTATTAATTGATGCAGGTCATAAGTATTATCATGAGATGAAAACATTTGCACAAGCAGATAACTTACAAGTAATAGCAACTGAGGGGGAGACTAGAATATGTTAGATTTAATTTTACAAATAATACTAGTATTTATTGTATTATTTTGGGTATCAGATTTTATCTTTTATAAAAAATAACCTATTGACATTTTGAAATAATTATGTTATATAGCAAATCAACAACCGACATTAAAGGAGGAAATTACTTATGTCAGAACTTATAAACCTAAAGACCATGTCAAAAGAGGAAATAATGAAAGCCATTGGGCAATACTCTGGCTCAGACAGAGAAGACATTATTCCTAGATTGACAATCAATCGTAGTCCAGAAGATGATAATGGTAACCAATTACCTATTGGTAATTTTACTGTGTATGACTCTAGAGAAAATAAGAGTTACTATGGTAAAGAGGTAACCTTAAGACCATTCATATCTGGTATGCAGTACATGCACTACGACCCAGAAAAAACTGAGTATGTTAATAGATCAGTAATCTTTTCTTCATGGAAAGAGGAAGCTATTGATATTCAAGGAGGAACTAGATGTAATAAAGTTCCTTACAAAGACAGGGAATCTTTAAAACCAGAAGACCTTGCAGTACAAAAACAAATTAGATGTTATAGATTAGTATATGGTCTAGTATCATTTGATGGTGTTGATGCACAAGGTAAATCTAAAAAGGTTGAAAACTTTCCTGTAATGTGGAGAGTAACAGGTACTAGTTTTAAACCAGTATCAGATGCTATCTATGCTTTAGAAAAAAGAGACAAGTTAATGTTTACTTGTACTTTTAAACTAGAAAGTAAACGTCAGAAAAAAGGAAGTAATACATTCTATGTACCAGTTATTACTCCAAATGCTGATGCTAACTTACCTATGTCTAAAGAAGATATGGAAACTTTACAAGTGTTCAGGGATTCTATCACAGCAGAAAATAAAGAAGTAGCAAGTCTATGGAAATCTGCTAAAGATAAGAAGTACACACGTGAAGATATTAAGGATGCTAAAATCGTTGATACGCTAGATGACGACCTAGACCCAGCAGAAATGTTATCAGCATAATGAACGACATACTTCACAAAGTACAAATTTATCTCGACAAGGTGTCTCAGGCACCTGTCGAGGTATCTAATGAACTCGTTGAAGAGTTTGGTGAAGCTTGTAAAAAGGCATTACGAAAACAATTTAGTGATGAAAGGAAAGATAAATTTCAAATACGAATGAGTAATATTGGAAGACCATTGTGCCAATTACAAATGGAATCTAAAAATATTAAAGGAGAAGGACAACCTTATAATGCTAAGATGCGAAACACATTCGGTGATTTGATTGAAGCATTAGCTATATTTGTAATGAAATCTGCTGGAGTAAATATTGAAGACCAACATAAGAAAGTTGTGTATAAATATAACAGCAGTAAAATAGAGGGAGAATATGATGTTAGAATAGATAAAAAGATTTGGGATATTAAAAGTGCATCACCATATTCTTTTGATAAAAAGTTTGGAGAGAATGGTGGCTTTGGTGCAATGGCTGAAGATGATGCCTTTGGCTACATACCACAAGGATATCTGTATGCTGAAAGTGAGAAGCTTCCTTTTGGTGGATGGATAGCTATTAATAAATCCACTGGAGAATGGACTGTATGTGAAACTCCTATTGAAGATTCTGAATATAAAGAAAAGGCATTATCTACTGCTAAAGAAAATGCAAAAGCTTTAAAAGCTAATCAAACATTTAAAAGATGTTATTCAGAAATTGAGGAAACTTTTAGAGGAAAGAAAACAGGTAATAAAGTATTAAATACTATCTGTTCCTTTTGTCCATATAAGATTCCTTGTTGGGGTAAGAAGTTGCAAATGTTACCGCAACAACAGTCACAAGGAAAAAACCCTAAGTGGGTTTGGTATACTGAAGTAAACAATCCGAGGAAAGAAGATGAGTACAATACGCAGTCGGAAAGCTAAAGGTCGTAGACTTCAGGATTGGGTAAGGGATAGTTTAAGGGGTCTATCCCTTGCCTTAACAGAAGATGATGTACGAGTTGCTATTATGGGAGAATCTGGTGCTGATATTAAATTATCTGAAAGAGGTAAAAGTTATTTTCCATATAACATTGAATGTAAAAATAATGAAACATGGAAAGGGATTTATAAAGCATATGACCAAGCAATATCTCATGGTAAGTTAGAACCACTTGTATTTATTAAGATGAATAACAGAAGACCATTAGCTATAGTAGATGGAGAGCACTTTTTAAAATTAAACGTAAATAGAATAGCAGTTATACCAACAACAACAGGAGAACTACATGACAAAAATAACTAAAAAAGATTTAGAAGATTGTACTAAAATTGTTATCATGCCATATGAAGAAGGATTTACATGTGGTATTCATTTTGGTTCTGACATACCACCAGGTACAGAAAGTGAAAGTATGATTGCAATCATTGCAAGAGGAATGATTAAGCAAGCTGTTATGGATCCGCATTTAACTTATGAATTAGGATTAGAAGGATTTGCAGAAGACCATGATAAATTTACTAAAAAGTTATCTAAAGAGATAATAAATGAAACAGATAATGTAATAGATTTTTTTGAATATTTAACTAAACCAAACAGTAAAAAGGAGATAAACTAATGGCTACACATTTAATCATAGGTGACCCACACTGTACACCTAAAGCAAACAACGATAGATTTCTATGGGCAGGTAGAGTTGCCGCAGATATCAAAGCAACTCATGTAATCTGTATGGGTGATTTCTGTAGTGTAGATTCCTTGTGTTCTTATGATAAAGCTAAACTATCTTTTGAGGGTAGAAGATTTAAAAAAGATATTGAGCATACTCAAGATGCATTATTAAAATTTAATAGAGGTTTAGGTAAACATAGACCTAGAAAAATTATGATACTAGGTAATCATGAAGATAGAATAGATAGAGTAGTACAAGATAATCCAGAACTTGAGGGTACTTTAAGTATATCTAATCTTCAATATGAAAGATATGGTTGGCAACAGGTGCCATATAAAAAAGGTAAAGTTATTAGTGGTGTTTATTATACTCATCACTTAGCATCTGGTATTACAGGTCGACCTATATCTGGAGAAAATGTTGCAAGAACTATCTTGACAAAGCATAAAGTTTCTGCTACAGTAGGTCATTGTCATTTGTTAGATCATGCTGTATCTACTTTGCCAAGTGGTAAAAAATTATATGCTTTATCTGCAGGATGTTATTTAAACCATGAAGAAGCATATGCTAAAGAAACACAACATCTATGGTGGAGTGGTCTTGTTATTAAACACAATGTAAAAGATGGTGAGTATGATTTAGAAACTATGGAATACAAAAGGGTAAAACAATTATATGGTTAATGCTAGTTTTTTTAAGAATATAAAAGTAGATGAAGTAAATCATCCTACTCATTACAAACAAGGTAAGAGAGAAACGATTGAAGTCATACAAGATTATATGACTAGAGATGAGTTTGTTGGATACTTAAAAGGTAATATCCTAAAGTATGTAGGAAGATTTAAATTTAAGGGTAAGCCATTGCAAGACTTACAAAAAGCTGAATGGTATTTAAATAAATTAATAGAGGAGGTTAAAACATGGGAACAATAAAAAGTGCAGTAATTGAAGTACAAGATGCAGTTGCAAGTTGTGTAGAAACAGGTTTATCGTTAGAGGATACTGTTAATTATTGTCATGATTTATATAATGAAACTAAAACTAACAGTTATCTAACAGATGAAAATTTCATTAAAGAATTATATAATGATTGGCGTGGGGGAGAACTATAATGGAAAGGACATTTCTAATAACATCAATACAATTACAGGATATAATGAGGTATCTAATGAGTAGACCATATGCAGAAGTAGTTAAGCTTATGAATATGTTAGCAGCATTAGAACCATTAGATCCTAGAATAGGTAAAGATTTTGTGAAACAACAAAAGGGAGAAAGTGAGAATGACGAAAGAAAAGAAACTACCAAAAGAAGTTAAGAAACATATTGGTTTGTTATTCGAACTTAAGATTGGATTAAGTGAAGAGAATCAAATTGTATTAGACTATGGAGGAAAACCTGTAGGTAAAATACGAGAAGCATTAAAGGGGTACGATTATCATGCAAATTTATGTGCGGCAGTTATTAACCATTGCAATTCAGCAGGTAAAAAACTTGAAGACGATATTAAGAAATTACTACAAACGCTATAGATATAGGATATGGCATAATCCTGTAGCGGATTTACTAGAACGTTATGCTGGTAAATTTAGTAACTGGATTTGGAGAGTACGTTGGGGTAAGAGATTACATCACAGTAAACTCCAAATAAAAAAGGCTCCCTAACGGAGCCTGTCATGTGTTGCCTTTGGGGGGAGTCTTTAGTCGGGCTCCCCTTTTTCTTTATAAGCCTTTCTTATGTTTTTGTCCTTTGGGAGGAGATTTTTTTGAACCCCCTGCTCCAGCCCAGAAAAACTTATCAGCCCAATAAGCTGCACTTGTTTTTCCTTTAGCTATATTCTTAGCATGCCTAGCTTTAAAACTTTTTCTAGCTTCAGCACTGTAGTTGTGACCCATCTTTTGATCACCAAATCTAATTATCTTTACTGCACCACCTTCTTTAACAGCAACAATTCCTTTTTTAGTAGGATGATCTGGTGTTCTTTTAGGTTTATTTAAACCTGATAGACCATATCTTTTTAACTTATCTGTATCTGTAGACATTATATTTTCCTATATTGTTTTACTTTTTTAGCAACACCTTTAGGTTGCTTTACAAATTGTTTGCCTTGTGCTTTACCTTTTCTTTTTGCTTGTGTTGTAGATGCATACTCAGATGCTGATAATGCCTTGATTGCTTTCTCAGGTAAATATCTTTCACCTGTTTTGCTTGAAGGTTTACCAGATTTGGTACGCCATTTTTGTTGTGTCCATGCCTTTAAACTTTTTTGACTTTTAGCTAGAGCCATATGATCTCCTAATTAAATTGTTTAGGTACATACTCTTCTTCAACATTAATACTAATTTGTACTGATGCACTAGCACTAGCTAGTCCTCGTATCTTATCAGTTTTACGTAACCAAAATCCTTCGGTTATTTGAATGAGAGCATTTGCTTTCAATGTTGTTGCCTCTGCTATAGTATGGTAGGTAGTACTTTCACTATCGTACCAATCTAAACTGAATGTAACTGTACCACCTGTAAGATTACTTATGAATATACTTTTAATATTAGATTCATGATTCTCAGGTACAGTATAAATATCTTGATTGCCTGTTGTTAATACTAATCCGACTGTTCTTTTTTTAGTTATCATGTTAATATCCATCCTGTACTAACAATAAATCAAATGAAGCAGAAGCAGAAGAGGTAGAACTTGCTAATGCTGAAACATAAATATCTGACTTTTGAGGTATTACATTAATTGCATTAAAAATAACAGTTGTCTGTCCTCCCCTAACATCTAAAAATTGTTTTGTTTGAAACGCTGCATTAGCAACACTATTATCTCGTTGTATAAATTTAAATTTCATTTCTTGATCTTTACCAGAGGATACATCTATTGATAGTAAATAACCAGTGTAACCTGCAGGTATGGTATATAAGCACATTAAAGTTTGTCCATTACCTGGAGATATAGTTGCAGCAACATTAACTCCACCTGTATAAGTAACTGTAATTGTACCTTCATTATTTCCAAAAGACCCTGCTGTTTCCACAGACATTCTAAAAACTCGTAAAAATTGTTGTGTTGTAGTAACTGTGTTTGTACCATCTAAATCAACAGTTTCTTCCACAAGAGCATAAGAAGAATCAAGTCCTTGTATTCTTAAAGTTCTTGCAGCTGTTCCTACTACATCATCATTAGCATTATCACTGACTACATCAAGAGTAGCTTGAGCTGTTTGCCAAG